TCCATTGCACCCTTAAAATCAAATTTAGCTGCTTTCCATGCTGCCTTTGCTACTTGTACTATAGTTGTCCCAAGAAATCTAAAACCTGCTACAACAGTAAATAAACTAGCGGCTAAAGTTTTTATTACAAAATTAATACTTTTAAATAACCAAGTTAAATCAGCACCATCTTTAGTTATATTGCTAAACATTTCTGCAAGGTTATTTAATGTTGGTAAAAGATGATCTACCATTTGTGTAGTAAACCCTTGCAATTTAATACCTAAAGCTGTCATTTGATCGTTAAAATATTCTGAATTTTGTGCAAACCTTTCTGACACCTCAAAATTAAATTCTTGTAATGAAGCAGCACCTTCATTTAACAGATTGACCATATTTGCACCAGACTTACCGAATATTTCCATTGCAATGGCTGTTTTAGTTACGCCATCTTCCATTTGTGAAAAAGCATTTGAAATTTCGTTAATTAATTGTTCATTAGTTTTTAATGTTCCGTCTGTGTTTCTAACAGTAATTCCTAGTGCATCAAAAGCATCTTTATAGGTTGCAACACCTTGATCTGCTTCATGTATTGATTGAGTTAAACGTCTTAAACCTTTTTCTATAGTCGCCTGTTCAACACCTGCTAATTTACCTACGTTTACATATCCTTGTAATGTATTAGCTGCTATTCCTGTTTGTATTTCTAATTTACCAAAGGCATCTGCTGCATCAATAGTACCTTTTACCATACGTACAAAAGCACCAGCAGATAATATTAATCCTAATGTTGCAAATGTCTTATTAAGTCCAGACATTGCCATGCGTAGATTTTTAACCCTTCCTTGTACGCCTTGCATAGAATTACCAAGACGTTTTATAGATGCCGCACCTACAGTTTTTGCTGCTACTACTAAATCAAACTTTGCAGCCATCTATTTATTCTCCTTACTAAGCGTCTTTAATATTGCAGCTTCTATAACTTGTATGCTTTCCATTAAGTCTATAGGCTTATCTGTATACAGTTTAATCATTTCTATCACAGATGTATAGTCTAAACCAATAATTCCACCCATTCCTACACGCCATTGCGTCTGCACCTTTAAAAACATATTAACAGCCTTCCAGTTTTCTTGATATATGTAAAAATCCTTTTCTACTTCTTTTTTTTCAACAGTAACGCCTAATACTGCATCATCTTCTGCTGTTTTATCTATGACAGTTGAACCAGAAGCCCAATATTCACCTGCCCCTATAAGTTTTTTATGTTCTTATTTTTACAGGATTCTACAAATGCATAAGATATTGCAGTTGCAACACCTCTTACATCTAATAATTTATCTCTATTAGATTTGTTAAAAGGTACTTCAGAACCATCTGACATTTCCATACCTTCCCAACCTATTAATATTTCTTTTGCAACATCTACATCTAACATTTCTTGATTAGCTACCTGTTGCATCATTTCCTGTAGTCTGGATTGTGAAATGTTTTTAAATTCTGCATAAAAGTCCTGTGTTTCTGTTTTTTTACCAACAGGTACTTCTATTTCTACTTTGCATTTGTAGGTATCGCTTTGATCTAAAACAAAAGCCATTTAATTAATAGTATTTATCAACTAGGGTAAACCCTTTTTATAATCTATGCAACTTTAGGTATAGACTAAGCTAAATTCATTATTAGCTGATGCTGTAGGTGTTGCCATAAATGGTAGGTTAAGCATTGTTATACCATCTGATTCTGAATAAGTAGGCTGCCCTAAATCAGTTTGTGGACAAGATACAGTAACCTTGTTACCTGCGGTTGTTCCATGTAGCCATGTATTTGTGCCAGTTGATGTGCCAGTATAATCTGTAAAGAAATTATGACTGGATAATGCAACATTCTCAATAACTGCTGTTCCTGATGGTCTACGGTCTGTAATTAATACTTCTTTTGTACCACCTACTAATTCTCTATATATAACCTCATTATTAAAATCTAAATTCCATGATTGTAAGGCTGCTGCAAAACCAAATATCTGAAAAGCAGAAGTACTACCATTTTTAAATATTAGTGGTGATGCCTGATTGCTTACTGTAACAGTTGGTAAAGCCTGATCTGTTGGGGCATTGAATATACCTGTTAAAGAAAAAGATATACGTGGAATATTATTTACTTCACAGTTAATACTAAATGTACCTCTAGCACCTGTAACCATATGCCTAATGCCATCATAATTAACAAATAATGTAACGCTGTCTGATGGGGTTGTAACTGGTGCATAAGTAACTGTATTACCACCACTAACAGTTTCAGATAAACCACACGCCTTTAATATCGCACCATACTTAGGTGCAGTACCAGCAGATCCACTACCAGCCATTTCTACATCAAAGGTTACATTAACTCTTGTATTTGCAGGTATTACTTCATAATTACCCATGTATGGCCTTATTAAATCTCTAGATACTTCATCACTAACAGCAGGTTCTATATTAAGATCAATTACTTGCACATAGTTAGCAGAACCAGTAGGTGTAGGGTTTGTGCCATAACTAGATTCTGCTTTAGCTAATATGCTTCTTTTTCTGTGTAGCTTGGGCATTGTTACATTAAATCAGTATGTTTATATAATATAGGTTTTTAGTAAGAAACACCATCTATTGCGTTAAATCGTCTATTTCTGTTCTATATCGCACTATATAATTACAATTAATTATTCCTGTAGGTTGGTCAGAATCTAGTGTTTCTATAACAACAGCACCAGGTTGTACATCTATTGCATAACCATTAACTGTTAAATCTGCCATTATTCTGCTATGCATATTCTCTACTACAGCATCAGCAGTTGTGACAGGTGTAGATGATCTAACAATAACTGCACATCTAACAGTCATTGACCAATCTAATGTAGGTAAACTTGTATTTTGTTCTGGGGTATCGTCTACAGCTTCTATTAAAATACTTGGTGTTTGAGTTCTTGTTAATGCAACAACTCTATCTCTATATGCTCTACTAGAAATACCTGTAGTTGGTGTAATAACAGTTAATAAGCGGGCTAATATATTTTCACGTTTAGTAGTCATGTTTTCTGTAAAGTAATTTCTCTTGTTAAACCATCTAAACCTGCTTCATTTGTTCTTACAGTATAATCTGTGCCATCTACAGTAATAGAATCACCTGCAACTAAAGAACCAAAATCTGAATTTTTACAATGCAGAACATAACCAACAGAAATAACTTGATCCCCTGCTAAAACATCAGTTGGTTCATCTAATATCCCATTAGCAGTAGTTCCCCCAGAAGTGCATGAAACACCAAAGGGAGAACCAAAAACTGTTGTTAAATCATCTGCAAATGACATTAGCCATACTTAGCAGATACTAAAGCTGTTACACATAAAGCACCAGCACCAGATCCACCTGCAACTGTTGTAGAAACTTTTACAAAACGCTTCAAAGAAGAAACATTAAGATAAATTTTTTCAAATACAGCAGCATTTGTACCTGAGGTTGTAAATGCGCCATCTGTTACATCAGTATAAGAACCGCCAGATGTATCACATTCTGTAAGTTTTACAGCGTATGTAATACCTGATCCACCTGCCTCAGCAGAAAGGATAAAAGCAGCACTACCTTCATAACCTTGAAGGTCAATAGCAGAACCAGTTCCAGTTGCGGCTACAACGTCATTTGGTAAGAGGTCTAAAGCAGTTGTTTTAGAACCTAAGTTTTGAATAGTCATTATTCAGAAAGAGGGTTAGTTTTTTTACGTTTAGTAGTTTTTTTAGGTTTAACTTGAGGTTCTACTACTTCCTCAATAACTTCTAAAGTTTCTATGGCCTTTCCAGAACTAATTAAATCAGTTGCATAAACAGAATCTATCTCAAAAATTTCATCTACCTTTACAACTTTACCAGCCCATAGAAAAGACCGTAGGACTTTAAGTTTCATATTATGCACCTAAGCTAAATGAAGCAGCGTGTCTAAATGCTACGTCTACATCTTGTAAGGCAGTAATACGGATAGTACCAGATGATGAATGTGTATAAGGATCTACTAAAAGATCAAGTGATGACCAGTAGCCAATAATACAATCAGACCAGTTACCAAACCAGATATCACCAGCTTCAACTTGGTTAGACATATAAGCATTATAGCCGTTAACTGTGTTGTTGCCATCCCAAAGGAATAAACCAGAACCAGAATCCTTAGCCTTAACCTTCATAGCACCTCTAATGGTTGCACCTGTGATATAAGCAAGGTTGCCCATTAAAGCATTAGCAGCAGCAACATCACTTTCCATGTTTACCACTTGTGCAAATGTTGGGTTATTAGCTGTAATTGATTCTGTACCAATACCGCTTGTGTTATGTAAACCTAATGGCTCATTTGAAGAACCAGTACCATAAAGTGCAGCCCTATCAATTTCTAATGCAATAACTTTTGCTATGTCATTTCTAACCATTTGCTCAACATCTAATGAAGACTGAATTAATAGTTTTCTTGAAATGTCAGTAAAAGCTCCACAAGTTCTAGGAACCATTGAAACCTGTTGAATTGCTTGCTGTGATTCTGTTGGTGCGCCACCTTCTGCAACCCAATATGCTGTTGCTGCGCCTGACTGTCTAGGAATTGCAATATTTCCTTGTAAACCAGTAAGAGTTGTAGCACCTGCTTGATCTAATGCAGAACTATTTCTTAAAAGATCAATAAAATTAGCAGCGTCTAAATCTGTTTGTACTAAGTTACCGCCTTGTGTTGCAGGTGAGGTTTTTAAATCTCTACGCATTACATCATAAGGAACTGTAATACCTCTAGAAACTCTACCTGCTTTTTTAGCGGCTGCGT